TGCTGACAAGGCCGCTGCTGACAAGGCCGCTGCTGACAAGGCCGCTGCTGACAAGGCCGCTGCTGACAAGGCCGCTGCTGACAAGGCCGCTGCTGACAAGGCCGCTGCTGACAAGGCCGCTGCTGACAAGGCCGCTGCTGACAAGGCCGCTAAGCGCTGATGCGTCCATTTCGAGTGGTAGCACCGCAAGGAACGCTGGTCCCGATAGAAGACCTTCGGGACCATGTTCGTGCGGACACAGGCGAACAGGATCTCCGGTTGGCTTCCTTTGAGCGCGCGGCTGTTGCATATCTTGACGGTTATACCGGCCGTCTGGGTCGGTGCATTTTGCGTCAGAAATGGGCGCAGCCACTTAATGGTACGGAAAAGTTGGTGGACCTGCCATTTCCAGACTGTCGCGAGTTCTCCGTCGAGCAGCGCGATAGCGAGGGAGCATGGTCAGAGGTTGCGAACGTCACTGTCACAGTGGTGGATGATTGCGCCCTGTTGGAAGGGTTGCCGTTGGATCAAAGCGGCATCCACCTGATGTTTTGGGCAGGCTGGGACACCCCTGATGAGGTGCCCGAGAATCTCAAACAAGCGGTTTTCTTGTTGGCAACGCATTGGAACGACAATCGATCTGCCATCAACCATTCGGGGGCGAACTCTGAACTTCCCTATGGTGTTGAGACCATGCTCCAACCTTTCGTTCAAGTCTTCGGTTAATCGGGATGGCAAAGCACCTGCAGGCAGGCGACTTCGATCGCCGCGCGGCTTTTCTGTCGCAAGAGACGGCTGATGACGGGTACGGGAACAAGATCGCGACGGGGCTAACCAAACGCTTCACATTATGGGCCAACCTTTACTATCTGCGAGGTGGGGAAGAAGTGTTGGCGAGCCGTCTTCAGGGCAGGCAGCCGGTTTTGATTTCGGTGAAAGTGTCCTCCCTTTCCCGCCAAATCCTGTCCGATTGGCATTGCGAGATCGACGGAGTTCGGTACGCACTGAAAGAGCCGCCTCGGCCGGCACAGAGAAATAGTATCCTGCAGTTCCTTGCAGAGGTCGCGCGCAGCCATGGTTGATGGTGTGCCGGCGTTTCGGCGGTTCATGTACCAAACCGTACCCGCCCGTGTCCGGCAGGCTGCCAAGACTGCTCTGGAAGCCGGCGCGAATGAACTGGTTGAGCAAATGCGCCGACTGGCGCCGAAAGACACCGGCGCATTGCGAGACAGCATCAACTGGACCTGGGGCGATGCGCCGGCGGGAGCGCTCTATTCGGATAGAGTGGGAGGCGACGACACCGGCGGCATTCGGGTCACAATCTACGTGGGTGGAACCGAAAGAACGAAGCGTCGGCAAGCTAGGAATTCGGGGACACGATTGAGAGATCAGAACCGAAGCGGGTACTTCGACGCGGACAATGCGCGGTATCAGGAGTTTGGCACGTCCAGGATGCCAGCCAACCCGTTTTTTTGGCCGGCCTATCGGGCCACCAAGAGGCGGATCAAAGCCCGCATCACGCGGGAAATCAACAAGGCGATAAAGGCGCTCTGAAATGGCATCACCGGACACTGAGTTTCAAAAGGCCATGTATGACGCCCTGAAGGGTTCTCCTGAGGTCATGGCGCTTGTCGATGACGTCTATGACGATTTGCGTCTTGGTGGTCAGCAGGGCTTTTCAGATGCACCGTTTGGGTCAAGCGACGGGTATATTTCTTTTGGTCCTGAGGTGGCTGTGCCCGACGATGCGGAGTGTATCGATATGGATGAAATCAGCATCCAGATCGATGTTTGGTCCCGCAAGGTTGGCCGCGTGCACTGCAAGGCGATCTGTTCGGCCGTCCGGAAGGTTTTGAAAGATGTAGTGTTTGACCTGCCGACGCATGGGCATGTCACAACCGATTTGGACCTGCAGCGTATCCTGCCGGATCCTGACAACGCCATAACCCATGGCGTTCTGCAGTTCACAGCGCACATCGAGGAAAGGTAGCACCATGGCGAAAGCTGTTTTTCACGAGCCGTTCAATTTTTCGAGCCGCAAGCGGAATGTGGGATGGGGCGTCAAGGCCTCGGAGGCCCCGCAAACGTTCCCGGAAGAATTGGTGGCAGCCGCGGTTGCGGCAGGAGCTGCCACACGTGTTCCGCCAAGGCGGAAAGCAAAGTCCAGGAGCAACCAGGGCGAAAGCGACAGCTGACATCAGCTTCGTTCAATTCCGAAACCCAAGGCCGCCCGCAAGGCGGCTTTTTTCATGAGGTGATGACATGGTGAAAGCCACCACAGAAAAATATGAAGACATGGTTCTCGAAGTGGACTTCGACGATACCGATCCGAACCCGGTCTATGCCCGGATCTGCGGCATGAAAGGGGTGGAGTTCGATTTCGCTCTGAACACATCCGAAACCGAAGTCCCGGACTGCGACAACGAGGGCAAGCCGAATGAAGTCGAGCTCGACGCGCAATCGGTTGCTGTTTCGGTCACAGCATCGGGTGTCTGGGCGCAGCAGGCCAATGGCAGGATGATCACTTGGCTGAAGAGCGGAGCGTCCATTCCGGTTCGGTGCGGCCACATCAACGCGGCGGTTGGCGATCCGGAGTATGAGACCGGGCGCGCCAAGCTGGTTTCGCTCAAGAACGCCCGCCCGGACAACAAAGGCAAAGTGACGGCGGCAATCGAAATCAAGTTCGACGGAACGCCGGTTACCGAGAACAAAACCTGATGACGCACCGGGTTTCAAAAATCTGGGCTGGGGGTGAGCACGATTTTGCCCTTGGCCTGGCAGAGCTGCGCGCGCTTCAGAAGAATTGCGATGCGGGTCCGGAAGTGATCATGACGCGACTTCGGGTTGGGTCGTGGATGGTTGACGACGTGATCGAGGTTTTGCGCCTTGGCCTGATCGGTGCGGAGATGGAGCCAAAAGAGGCCGGACCCTTGGTCACCCGTACGTTCGAGCAATACGGAGCCTATGCGCTGAAGTTGGTCGCCTATGAGGTGATCACTGCAGCTCTGATCGTGGAGGCCGATGATCCGGTGGGGGAGCCGGACGGGGTGGAGCCGATGGCCAATCGGGAAAATGGCAATTCTCCCGAATCTACGGTGCCGGGGCCGTAATGGGTTTCACCCCTGAAGAAGTGGGCCGCATGAGCCTTTGGGAATTCATGGCGTGCCGGGATGGCTGGAATGTGGCTCACGGTGGCGACGGGCGAAAAGGTGGCGGCGCTGTGGCGGACTTCTCCGACGCGGAGTTGCGTGAGATGGGAATCGAGGGGTTCTAAAGATGTCGGATACTCCAGGGCTTTCAGTACCTCTCAATGTGAAGCTGCAACAATTCGAGCGGCAACTGGCGCGCGTAGATGCGTTGGCTACCAAGAGTGCCAAGTCCATTCAGGACAAATATGAGCAAGCCAATGGCAGGGTGGCGAATAGTTTTGCCAAATCGGCGGAGGCATCTGCACAGGTTTTCGAGCGCGCTATCCAAAAGGAAACCCGCGCGTTTCAGCGGCTGAAAGCGTCCGTCGATCCAGCCTATGCCGCACAGCGCCGTTACGAGGCTGCAGTGCGGCAGGTGGAGGCCGCAGTCCGAATGGGCGCTGTCAGCCAGAAAGAAGCAAACGCGGTCCTTGAGCAAGCGCGGGCCGCCCATTTAGGCGCAGGCCTCGCTGCCACGGCGGCGGCCGGACAGGCAGGCGGTTTCTTTAACGTCTCGCGCCAGGGACGGGCCGTGTTGATGAACACGACAAACCAAGTGTCGGATATGTTTGTTCAATGGGAGATGGGCACCAACGTGATGCGAATTGCGGGGATGCAGCTTCCACAAATGCTATCCGGGTTCGGTATGCTCGGCGGAACCCTGGGGGTAATCGCTCCTATTCTGGCCACCATCGCTGCCATCGGTTTTCCGGTCGCAGCTTTTCTTTTGGCTGCAGGTGACAATGCCGAGGAGAGTGCCGCCAAGGTCAAAACCTTTGCGGATGCCTTTGGAGATGCGGAATCCGCGATCAACAGCGCGTCCGCTGCTGTTGGCCGGGCTGCCAAAGGTGACCTCGAGGATCTGCAGAGCGCGTACGGGGCTGTCACACAGGAAGTCAAAAACCTGATCGAAGCCCTGGCGCGGCTGGAAGTGGAAAAGGCCTTGGTTGCGACCCGCACGGCTGTCGATAAGTTCTTCGAGGACAACTCGGGTGCCGCCGAAATCAGCGAAGCGCTCGAAAAGCGTAACGCGATGATTGAAGAAACGCAGTCGAAGATCGCTGAGCTTCAGGCTTCCCCTTTGGCCGGCTCCACAGTTGTTGTGGAGCAAGTTGAGCGGCTGCAGGGAATTCTGGCCAGTTTGGAAGACACCACATCGTTGGCGGAACACTTCAAGATTTCGCCGGAAGTGCTGACTTCCATTCATGATGCACAAGAGGCCTTGAACGCGGCCCGTCAGGCCGGAGATATGGGGCAGATAGCCGAAGCAATCGCCGACCTTCGGGCAGCGTTGGGCGATGCCAATGCCGATCTAGGCAAACTGTCGGACCAGCTGGCGGAAGCGGAGGATCTGGCGCGGCGGACCGACAACCAGGTCCAGCGTCTGGCTACGTCCGCAGGCACAGTCAACTTCGATGCGGCTACCGCCAGTGCGGCTCGGATGGCTGATGAGATCAACCGCGCAGTTGATGCCTTGTATGAACTGCGCGCTCAGGGTTTGACCGACTTGGAGACGGCGCAAATTCGGTACGAATATAGGGATGATCCAATCGGGCGAGCCGGGGCATTGGCAGGCGCAGAGTTCGACAGGCGCACCTCTGCGGTTTGGAATGCAGCGGCTTCGGCCGATCCGGATGCGTTGGCATCATATGACCGCCAGCGGGCGGAGGCGGTAGAAACTGCGCGCGAAATCGCACGGTTGAATGAGGCAAGCCGACCCAAGCGGAAATCAGGCGGCGGCAGGTCTGGCCGCACGGGCGGGGGAAAGGCCAAAGCGGAAGCCTTCGACCTGTTTGCAAACTCTGAAGCAGAAATCACGGCGCTGGAACGCCAAATCGAAATGATCGGCAAGTCTGCAAAGGAAGTCGCGTTCCTGACGGCCAAGTACGAGCTTCTTGATGCTGCCAAAGACAAGAACATCGACCTGGACCAGCGATCTGCCGACACAGGCAAAACCGTTCGCGAAGAGATCGACGCTCAAGCCGAGGCGATTGCAAATCTGACCATCAAGGCAGAGCAGTACGCTGCCCAGCAGGAGTTTATGAACGACCTGACGGAAGAGCTGCAGGATGGGCTGATCGACGCGATTGTTGAGGGTGAGAATTTTGCGGACGTGCTAGCTGATGTCGCCAAGGCTTTGGCCAAGGCCGCGCTGCAGGCGGCTTTGTTCGGCAAGGGGCCATTGGCTGGCGCTTTTGGTGGCGGCGAAGGGCTGTTGGGCTCGCTTTTCGGCGGAGGCAAAGGTGGGGGGCTGTCGTTCTTTGCCAAAGGAACGGACTACGCGCCCGGAGGGGCTGCGATGGTCGGCGAAGATGGGCCGGAGCTTGTGCATTTGCCTCGCGGATCGAAGGTGGTGCCGAACCACAGGCTGTCCCAGGGAGGTGGCCGCTCGCAAGTTGACGTTTTCGTCCATCCAAGCGGTGAGTTCGACACGCGGGTGCAGAGAATAAGCGGCGATGTCGCGACCACCGTCAGTGGTCAGATGATCAGCCAGAACAACCGCAGTTTTTCCGAGCTTCAGCGTAGGTAATCCATGGCAACAGTTATTGACATTGACCCTGCGCTGTTGCGGCGGGCGCATGAAAACTTCTGGTTGGACCTTGATGACGTATCGACAGGGCCGGGTTTGGACGGGCGCGAGCAGGTCCTATACTCGGAAAACCGGCGCTGGATCGGTCGCTTGGACCTGATCCGGTTGCGCCCGGATGCAATGCGACAGGCGATTGTCATAGGGGATCGGTTGCGCGGAAGGGCAAATGTCCTGCGCGTCACGTTATGCAACCATAGAACCTTGGTCTTCTCTGGCGATGCGCATCAGTTTTGGAGAGATGCCGGGCTTTCGCCCGATGACATTTCGCGCGGTCACACGCTCTTTGACGATGGTTCGACTTTTGACGATGGGGCGGGCTTTGCTCTGCCAGATGTTGGGGAGCCGACAGTGGTGGCAGACGCGCCCGCAGGCGCATCCGAAATCCAGCTTGACGGTTACCTGGGCCGAAATATCAGTGTTGCGGCATACTTTTCGATTGCTGATTTCTTGTACCGGGTCGAGGCCAACGTGGACGGCCAAATCCGGTTCAATCCACCTCTACGGCAAGCTGTCGCTGCGGGTGATCAGGCTAACGTCACGAACCCAACGGTACGCGTTCGGCTCCGCTCCAAAGCGGATTGGCGTCCGTTTTGCGAGTATTTTCGCAACGGCTCGCCGATGTCTGTCAACGTGGTCGAGGCCTTCGACCGATGATGGAGTTTGTCGCGGCGCAGCCGGAAGAGTACCGCGCGCCGGTCATGGAGCTGATCTCGGGCGGGGCGGTGATGGTTGCGGTGATGCTGCATCTGGACTTTGCAGATGAGCCCGTCCGGCTGTGCAATCGCAACGTGCCGTTCACGGATATGAAATGGGGTCATGAGTGGGGCGCGGGCGGTGGTCTGCTGGTGGGCCTGCCGGAGGTCACTGGGGGAGATGGTCAGCTTGCGCCGTTCCGCGAGTACCAGCTCGGCATGCCTGACGAGATGATCGACAACGAGCAAAGCGAGACCTGGGCCGCCGGGGTTGTGACCATGGTGGGTGATGTGTCGAACTATCGAGGGCGAGATGCGGGGCTCTATTTGCAGCTTTTCGATCCGGGCACGGAAACTCCTATGGGCCATCCTTTCGCAGTCGACATCGGGTTCATGGACCGGATGACGGTTTCGGTTCTGCGCGGCGGGGCCATTGTACGCCTGACCACAGAAAGCCTTTTGGCCCGCAAAGGTGTGCCGCCCTACGGGATGCTGACCTACTTCGACCAAAAGCGCCGGCACCCCACCGACGAAGGCCTGCAGTTCGTCACAGAGGCGGGCAAGCTGATCAAGTGGACTGACTGGTAAGATGCTGGCTGATTTCATTGCCTTGACCCGGGGCGATCCATTCGTCTGGGGGCAAAACGACTGTGCGCTTTGGGCGGCTTCTGCCGTCCGGTTTGAGACCGGGTTTGATCCTGCCGCCGATCTGCGCGGGACGTACAGCAGGGCGTCGTCCTGTCGGCGCATGATCCAGAGGGCGGGCGGTTTGTTGCGGTTGATCGAACCGCGCATGCGCTGGTCGGGATTGCGGGATCTGAGCGGCGACGGCGTGGCCGTCCTGTCTCTCGATGATGGCCATGAAGGCCAAACGCTGTGCGGGCTTATCCTGGACGGGCGCGCGGTTCTGCGGATGAAGACCGGCCTTCAGATCTCCGATGATTTCACGGTTCTGCGGGGGTGGTCATGGTAGCGGCACTTGGGGCTCTGATCGGCTACACGGGCGTGGGGGCGCTGTCCGTTGCCGGTGTGACGCTGGCGGTTGGTGGGTCTTTGACATGGGCCGGGATTGCCCTGAACGTGGCCGGGTCTCTGGCCCTCAGCACGCTGACCCAACCAAAGCTGCCGGAAGCGGCCAAGCCAGAGAATATCCAGGTCAACAACAAGAGTGCCACCGGGCCACGCATCGGCCACGTAGGGCGCGTTCTGGTGGGTGGCAACACGGTGTTCCATCGGGCGAAGAACGGCGTGTCTTACCGGGTGTTTGCGCATGGTCATGGCGAGGTCACGTCTGTTCTGGAAATCCAGCTGGACTCGCGGCCCGTGCCGTTGTTGCCTAACGGTGACGTTGACCGTGATCGTCCGCCCTACGTTCGACGCAGAGACGGTGGCCTGACGATCATTCCCAAAGTGCGGGTGCTTAGCAGAGAGGGTCTGGTTCCGAGCCCGCACTATGATCAGATCACGGACGTTTGGCCGGAGTGGACTGCAGATCACCGTCTGGACGGGCTTTGGACCAGTATGATCCGATCAGAGTCGGTCAGCGCGTCACGGTTCCGCAAGATTTTCCCGAATGGCGAGCCGACCTTGAAGGTGCTGGCCGAGACGGCGGCGTGTTTCGATCCGCGCACAGAGCTGTCCGGTTTCACGGAAAACGCGGCGCTGGTGATCAATCATTATGCGTCGCTGCCCGATGGGCTCAATCGGCCCGACGCCTTTGACGTGAATGACATCATCGCGGCGGCTGACATCTGTGATCGCGATGTCGCTTTGGCGGAGGGCGGGACAGAAAAGATGTTCCGCCTCGCGGGCTCGTACCTGCTGAATGAGAAGCCGCAGGATGTTCTGGGCCGCATGTTGACCGCCTGCGCAGGGCGGGTGCGCCTGAAGCCCACCGGCAAGATCGGGCTGAAGGTCGGGGCCTGGTCGCCGCCGGAGTTCACGCTTGGTTTTGGCGACATCCTCGAAGTCCAGGAGGTCAACCCCGGCCCGGACCTTCTGGACCGCTACAACCAGGTGGTGGGACGTTTCACCAGTCAGGACCTTGGCTACATCGAAGTGGATGCCGAGCCATGGCGGGATGATGTGCGGGTGGCAGAAGACGGCGAGGTTCTGACCGGGCCGGACAAGACGCTGATCATGTGCCCGTCGCATCGGCAGGCGCGGCAGTGCATGAAAATCCACATGGAGCGGGACAACCCCAAGCAGGAGGTCTCGCTGCTCTGCAAACCCAAAGCGCTGCCAGCGATCTATGAGGACACAATCGCGCTGGATGTGCCGCAACTGGCGTTGGTGGGGGACTATGAGGTCGCGCGCTACTCCCTGAGCTTCGAGAAGGGTCTTCTGCGGGCTGTCGCCCTGGTCCTGCGCAAGGTTGATTCAGCGGCCTATTCGCTGGCGCTCGCCGAGCAGGGCTCGGTGCAGGAACTGCCAGAGCCGGACAATGAGGAAGGTGTCCCTTTGCCGGAAAACGTGGTCGCAGGCGGGGCGGGGGTACAGGCGGCTGCAAACACCTTCGTCGCGGGGATCTCCGCAGGCTGGGCCGCGCCGCCAAGCGATGCGCTGTCGCCGGTGGTGCGCTACAGCAAGGCGGGCGAGGACAACTGGAAAGACGTGCCGGTCAACGATGAGGCCACGTCGGTCGAGATTTCCGGACTGCAGGACGGGCAGGCTTATGACGTCAGCGTGGCCTTTGTCACGCCCGGCGGGGTCGAGGGCGAAGAAGTGATTGTCGCTGGCGTCGTCGCGGTTGCGGTGGTCGATCCGCCTTTGCCGCCCACGGGCCTTACGGTCACCGATCAGGGCGGCGGCGTGGCGCTGGTCGAGCTGACGGCTTCTGCCTCCGCCTCGCTGTGGAAAACGGAAGTCTACCGCGACGGGGTCTTGGTCGGCTCGATCTATTCCGGGCCGGGGGCGGCGATTTCTTTGTCGGACAGTTCAAGCCCCGGCACCTTCGATTGGACGGCGCGTTCCGTCGATGTGTCGATCAAGGATTCGGCGACAGACGCAGGGCCGGTGACGGCCACAATTACCTGAACTCTCAGACATCAAGAGGTGTAAAGCATGGTGTTTCCACACGGGGGCGCGGGCCAGATTTGGCGTGACCAGGTCGGTCCAAACAACGATGGCAAGCCGGAAGATGAGGCGCACGGGCCAAAAAAATCGGAAATTCGCGGCTGGGGCGGCGCTGTCGAGGACCGGATCGAAGCGGTTGAAGGGTCCACCTTCGGCATCACCGCTTTGCGCCCGCGTGAAAGCGTTCAACTGCGCGCTACGACCAACAAAACGTTGTCGGGCGAGCAGACGATTGACGACGTGCTGACCAGTGCCAGCCGTGTCCTTCTGACGGCCCAAACGGACCCGGCGGAGAATGGGCCTTGGGTGACAGCCTTTGGCGCTTGGACGCGCCCTGCGGACGTCGATGAGGCGTCAGAGGTCAACCTGTCGGCCTTCTATGTGGAGGAAGGCACCTTTGGCGGCGGCAAGTCCTACGTGCTGGCCGTCGCCGCGCCGGATACCTTCGTTCTTGGGACGGATGCGATTGCCGTTCACCTCGCTGGCGATGCTGCGTCCCTGACCGGGCTTCTGGCGGTAGGGAACAACCTGTCGGATGTTTCGGACCCGGACGCAGCCAGGGCCAACCTGGGCGCGGCTGGTGCAGAAGACCTTGACGGTCTGGTCGCCGCCGAAGAACTCGCCGATGAGAGCGGGGCTGTGTTTGCCGTTGTCGACGAAGGCGGGCGGCGCACATGGATGGAGACCGCGCCGGATGGCGGACCAACCGACCAGGCGGCGGATCAGATCGGCGCAAAGCTGACGGCGGGCAACACGCCTGCGATGATGGCGACAGAGGATATTCTGGACGAATCCGGGGTTCTCTTCGGCTTTGTGGATGAACAGGGCCGCCGCACCGATCTGGAAGTTGGACCCGATGGCCGCTTCACGAAACGCGTCATTGACAGCATTCTGGCCGCGATGGAGGTCTCGGGCCGCGTTGTCTCCGGGCCGAACTTCGTGGCCTCCGGGGACAGCCTGACGGCGGGGTCTGGCGGCGGCGGGACAAGTTATCCCTCCGTTCTGGCTGGCCTGACCGGGCGGGTGGTGACCAATCTCGGCGTCGGGGGCGAGGGCTCGCGTACCATCGCCGGGCGGGTCGGGGCCTTGCCTTACCTCGCCACGCCTGCCGGTGATCAACTGCCTGCATCCGGCGGCGTCACGGTCACGTTGACTGGCACCGATGGCGGCGCTGTCGCGCCGCTCCTGCAGGGCAGCGCGGGCCTCAATCCCTGCACACTGGAAGGGGTGACGGGAACACTGTCGGAATCGGGCGGCACCTACACCTTTACACGCGCTGCATCTGGATCAGTGGTTCCGGTGCCCCGTCCGGCTCCGGTGATCACCGCGTCGGCTGCGCACAAGGGCGACATCCACTTGTTCTGGTGGGGCCAGAACGACGGCACCAACGATGCCACGGACATCATTGCGCGGATCCGGGCGGGGATCGACTGGATGGATGCGCTGGACAAGCGGTTTCTGGTCCTCGGCTTGACCACATCCACGCTGGATTACCGCGCACCCATGCACGCGCAGTTTTTGGTGGCCTTCGGGCGGCGCTTCGTGAACCTGCAGGAATACCTCGCCAGCTACGCCGCGCTTTCTGAAGTCGAGATCACGCCCACCGCGCAAGACGACGCCGACATCGCTGCCGGGATGGTCCCTGACAGCCTGCGCAGCGATGCGACGCACCTCAATGCCGCCGGTTATTCGCTGGTCGCCAATTGCATTCATAACCGGGCCATCGAGCTCGGCTTCCTCTAA